ATACAGTACATTTTCGGCGTCTATACACACTTTCACTTTCCTTGATTTAGCATGTTTTATGATAGAATGTGCATAATCCTTTGCGTCTGATTCACTTTCTCTTGAACCGAAACTTGTGAGTTTTATAGCACACATCGAACCCATTGGAAGGGAGGTGATGATTCTCTTTGTTGTCTGCGCGATTTCATAGGCTTCTGAAAGTTTGCAGTTTTCTTTGGCGTAGTCTACTATGATCTTTTCACCTCTTCTGTGTATTATGTCCATGACTCGTGGCAATTCTTTGAATGTCGCCGCATATCTGAGCATTACTTTATTTGAGATATTTTTCGTCTAAATCATTTTTCAATTCAACTACACCCCTGTAATATCTTTTGAGGTCCTTCATGAACCTTTTGTTTTTTTCCAGGCATTCACATGCTGGTTTATTAAGGTAAATCCATGCGAGGTTTGATTTTGAGTATCTAGTTTCCTTCTGATTTTGATTTGGCTTTCTTGGGACGACTTTCCTTTTCACAGTTTTCTTGAGTGGTTCTGTACGTTTGGTAAAACTAATGGCTTGCATCACAGTGTCCGCGAGGTCATCCTTTTTCTTTGATTCTTTAAATATAGGTAACCAATGTTCATTTATAGGGTTATCATTTAAGAATGCTTCACAACGTTCAATTGATACCTTTTTACGTTTAAGATATTGTGCTTTACCAGGTCCACATACATCTGGAATTTTAAACTTTGCATCGTAAATGATAGTTTCGGACTTAGGGGCTTTTATTACAAAATACGCATGTAAGAAATTTTCTACCATTTTCATTTTCTTATTGCGATCTGGCTGTTTTTCTATGAGAATTATATCTGTGTCCAGAATCCATGGTTTTTCATCGAGATGGTTTCGCATAGACACGAATAGGCCATCCTTTGATTCGGGTGGAACACCTGATACATCCCAATTCATGACCAAATTACACGAGTCATCGAATCGGCATATAGCTAAGTTTCGTATACCTACGTCTATACTGACTATCATTCATTTAAAGAAAAATTATTTCTTTATATATTATAATGAAGAACACTAAAATAAACACAATCATCTTGTTCGTGTCTCTCATTGCATTGGTCATATGGCTTGGTTCCATCAGGATGCGAGAAAACCTCAAGGGAGATTCTAAAGCAGTTGCGTATGTGAGAGATGCCTCACCCGAAAAGTTTGTCAACCCATACATATTGTATGGTATGGCCAAGGAAATCACAGACGATGAAGAGAAGCTCGCTCGAATCATACCACTCGCGAAGGCGAACAAACGCGCAGAATTGATTAAACACCTCGAATCTTTGTAATTAAACGTATTTTTGTTTTTAGTGGTCACAGTACACCACAGAGAACAAAAATAAAATTTAACGTTTCATACCAGGCAATTTTACGGGCATTTTAGAAAAATTCGCACTATTTATTTTTTTCTGACCTGCTGGAGAAAGTCCCATTATTATCACAGCGACTATCATCAAAAAGGATATACCAGCGATGGCTATTATAGCATATTTCATAGGTCCAGTGGCGGCACCTATAATACCGGTTGCAGCCTCACCAGCTTCTTCTATCACTTCGGCCGCACCACCCGCTTCAGTAGATGCAGATGCCTCCGCTTCAGATATGATATCATTTACAACTTTATTAGATGTAGCAGCCGAAAGAATATTTTTAGCGACCGCTTGAGCCGCCAGATCAGCGGATATGTTTTGTTTGAAAGTTAATTGTTCGCCATTCAAACATATGGTTTCACCTATTTTAATTTCCTGGCCCTGGACATTAACGGCACTGTTTATAGTTTTGGTAAGATTATTTGTTTCCATCATAGTTTTGACCACATTTTCGATTTCAGTATTAATTTTTTGGTCAACATTTTGGCGATCCCCAAATTGAAAGTTACCCATTTGCGACTGTTTATCGAGAGCGGCACCAGCCTGTGCCTGGAGTTCGCTCACAAGTTCATTCGATACCGTTTGGAAACTTTGCGTAATTTGTTGAGTCGTTGCCATAAAACTCGAATTAATGGTTTGGTCAGTTGTTATATTACAACCCACATTCCTTCCTATATCGAGACTCATATTTTGAATGTTCTGCATAGTGTTTTCATTTATACTTTCGTTGTTTGTAACAGACTCATATAGTATATCATTCACGACGGACATATTCATTTCCTGTTTTATAGTGGAACTTCCTCCGCCACCCATATTTATGGTTTGCTGAGAAAAAAATATTCTACTTAAAGACAATTACACACATCTAAACTATGTGGTGTTGGTGGTGTTGTCATCCATTTGAAGGTGATATACTTAAATTACCTTATAAATATGACGAACTTAGAAATAAATTTCACACGTGCGGTGGATTTTGTTCATGGAGCTGTATGAAACGTTACGCAATAGATAAATATGGTATTACACGAGGTGGTATCATATGTAGTAATATAATCATTATGCGAAAGAAGCTATACAACAAACTCGGATCTATCACGATGGCTCCATTGAGAGAACAATTAGACGTATTTGGTGGTGACCTCACTATAGATCAATTTAGAAGTAATAGTATTGTAGACAGAGAGAAACCCATGGAAATAGATTCAAAACCACTTGAAGACCGAGTTATACCGATTATTTCAAACACGAAAAAGATGGATGAAATAAACAGTTCTACCGGTAAGAACGAGACTTTAAAACTCAAAAGAGAAAAGCCTCTGAAAAGAAATGAGAATAACCTCGAGTCAGCACTTGGACTCATCATTAAGCCCAAATCGTAAAAGTCGGCGCTGTTTATTCGTTGGTTTTGATTTTGGTATATGACTAGAATTCAAACTATCTACCCATCTGTTACCATCATAGGCTCTCCAACGCAACCCATATTTCTCTATCACCTTTCTACACAAAACACACGGGAGCGATGTCCCGTTACCATAACTCGTCTTTCTGTGTATAACGAGTGTACCAAACTTTCGTCGTACCCACGACGCAAATTGGTGTATCCTGTTACCACGTTTCAAGCATTCGTGTTTGAGAGCTTTTATCATTCTGCGTTCGGCGCAACATATACAATCACTTTCGAAAAGCGCGAAAATGACGCGTCGTATGCGTTGTGACTACTGGATAGCTCGGCATTTTACCTGAGTATCATTCGAGTCTCTCTTTTAATAGAGTTACAGTTGTCACATACATGACCTTCAAATACAAACGAACATGTGTCACACTCGTTGAGTACTCGTATGTTCCTTTGTACAAGCTTATTTTCTGAATACAGAATCAAATCTCTTACAGTGTATATACCGTACATTACCATAGTTTCAAGAGAAGGAAACTTCATCTACTTACCAAAGCAACCACAACCTTTAGTTACCTTTAGCATTACGGAGAAGCTATCGATCATTGGTGGAACCATCTTCTTAAGAACGACCTCGAGTTCAGAGTCTTCTTCACCTTCGTCAATTTGTTCGATGATAGAATAAATGAGATCGATCACGAGTTCTTTCTTTTCGGGTCCCTTGAGAGCCTTAATCTTGTTGACTTCCATCATAAGTGTGGAGACAATACCACAAATGTTTTCCTTGTTGATACCAGTCTTCTTGTAGCGGTTCGCAAGAGCCTTCACGCGTTCAATCACAAGCTGGGCTTCCTTCGATTTGTCATCATATCCAGAGAGGACGTTTTCTGGGGTACTCATTATATTCTTACCATAGAAATAATTTCTTTAACAATTGTAATGGATACAGACAAGTTGTTATTGGTATCGGCTATATCGTTAGGTGTGTACCAAATAATATATGAAATAAATGAAGCATACAAAAAGGACGACCTGTCTGACCTTGATCCACACTATATCATGATCGGTGTTTTAGCTGGTCTTCTATGGTCTGTATACAATTACAGAAAGGGTTCGAATTATTATTCGATGTATTCACTAATTGGTTCCCTGATAGGTCTATACACATTGTATCGGATTTACAAAGAACGGGAGGAGGAAAAACGGTTTCCTTAACCATTTTACCCATGAATTCTAATATTTTACACTTTTCTTCGAATGTCAATCTTCCTGTCTTCTGAAACACATAAGACAGGAGCATTAATGTGATGTATATTGATTGTACTATGTGCATCTACTTTTTGCACACTTTTAAAAGTAGATTTTTACCCTCATTCGATACGTTATCCATGTATCTTACATAAAACTGGAGTGGTGTGCGTTGTTTACCGTCTAAGTATGCAATTTTTATAGTTTTTGATTTTTTAAATCTCTCGAGTGCGTCGTAGTGTTTTGCACACCATAGTTTTATTCTGTCTATGTGTGGTTGAGAACGAGCTATTGTTGCATCCCTCGATTTCTTGGTAGCGGACAATTGTATTTTGTAATCTATATAATCATCAACCTCTATAAAATCACCCATTGTTTTTTCGGCTGGAATTATCTTTGTATTTGCGGCAACGGCGTCCACTAGAATTTTTTTCAATTCATCGAGTTCAAATTTCTTGACATAAAACTCCTCTGTACCTTCTATCGCACCGGAACGTTTAGCTTCGAGTGCTCCTGTTGTTGCTAGTATCACAGTGAATATACTACTGACACAGCACAATATCAGAATGGTTAACACAAATTTTTGTCTTCTTTCCATCTGTTATGTACTGATATTAAAATTAGGGAGTTGTGGTCTGTGGGTACTGTTTATAACTCGATATGGATGTTCGCCCGCGTCTAGGTAAAGTTATACCACGCTTTTTCATGGCAAAATAAACGGAAATGAGTAGTATGACCACATTTATAACAATCGAGGCTATACCGTAGTTTCTGGCACTCTTATCAGCTGTGTCTTTGCATTCACGGGTCAAAGCGACAGTCATAGCACCCGCAATCACGCCAACCAAGCTTATTATACCACAGAAGAATGCACCATCCGATTTTATAAATTTAGAAAATACAAGAGTAAAGAACAATGTTAACACCATCGTGAGTGTGTGACTCAAAAACATTTTTATGTTTTTCCATTTTTGGGACGTTTGTATTTGATCACAATTTATGAAGGTTTTTATACCAGCTATTCCGATTCCCATGTAAATCATGGAAACCACGAATATGAAAAATAATTCAGTGGATGAAATATCAAATTTCATACCCCTTTCACCAAGTTTGTCGAGGAGTTGCTTAGTATTAAATGTGTCGAGCACAGACATGTTATATCTTGTACTGAGAAATTATTATAGATTATAGCCGTGACAATAGTATGATATTAAAGACTAATCAATATAATTATATAAATGGAGGTGTCATTGACTAAATGTAAAACGGACAAATATAACGTTTACGTGATGGACGATGATGAGTTTGTAGGAGCACAAATAAGAACCACTGGTAAATTATGGGAAGAATGGATTTCGGATGAAGTAAAAAAATACTATAAAGAGGGTACTGATATTTTGGATATAGGTGCTAATATAGGTACTCACACACTCCTTTTTTCTGAAATTGGACCGGTTCATTCCTTTGAACCGTTATATCATGCCGTAGTAACACAAAACGTGAAATCAAATTCTTTAAAAAATCCTGTAAAGGTGTATCCATATGCTCTATCTGATGAGGCGCAATTGAGAAACATGTATTTACCGAGACGAATGCCTCATGGCCTAAAAAACTACGGGGGGTCTTCTATGCATTTAAATGAGACCGCCGCACATTCGAACACACCCGTTCCTGTCGAATGTAAGACGTTGGATGAGGTTTATAATGGTGTACCATCTGTTATAAAAATGGATGTTGAAAATCACGAACCGTATGTACTGCGCGGTGCAATAAATACTATAAAGACTCATAAACCCGCTATTATCATAGAGATAAGTAATTATGAAACAAGTGAGGTACCTAAAATACTACAAAGTTTTGGTTATACCAATTACACAACCCCCGATAATTCAAACTACATATACACAACTTAAAGTTTTTAAATGTATTGAAATACATGTTGACTATTTTACATCATCTTGGTCTAGGTGATGCTATAATGCTCAATGGTATGGTCAGACATTTTGCCGAAAAGGATGACGTTTGCATTTTCATACAAAAACAACATGAAGACTCTGTGAGATTTATGTATAGGGATTTGACTAATATCAAGATTAAACTTCTAAATAGCACAGATGCACAGGAAATGTGGTCTCAAGTTGAGGGTCGGATATTACCACTCGCTACATATAAATTACCGAATCAACATTGGGATTTTGCTACGAGTGGTCCATTGAGTGAGATGGTCAATTGGGCTCATAGTATATACATTCAAGCTGGTATACCGCCTAAATATATGTATTCAAAATTTAAGGTTGTGCGCGACCGTGACTCAGAAATCAAATATGAACACAATGATTACGTATTTATACATGATGATGTAAGTAGGGGTATGAAAATAGATACATCCCATACGAATACATACAGGGTTACGCGGGACAGGTTGGATAGCAATTCAAATATATTTGATTATTTGACAGTCATAGAAAACGCATCTGAAGTTCATTGTATGGATAGTTGTTACGCGTGGATGATAAATATGATGGAAATTGGAAATCCATCTAAAAATTTTTTACATTTGAATGTAAAGGGTAATTATACCCATAGAATGGTGAAGACCGTGTTCGGTGATGATTTATGGACGCATGTCTAATAACTCTTTTCCTCTACTATGTCCGAACCCTGTTCTATGTTTATTACCTTTTTAATTCTGCATCTTTCGTCGTTGCATTTATAGATATTTCTAGCTTTTTCTATAAATTCTTCACCGAAATCATTTTCTTTTTCATGCTTCCGAATACCATCTTCTAGATCCCACAGTTTGTTATTCACGGCTTTTAAATCATTTTTATGTGGTGTATCGAATTCGTACTTGACAAGTACCTCAAGTTCATGTCGAATATTTTTCAATTTAAGCTCGTCTTTTACGCGTTCACTCTTAATCTCTAGAATCGTGATTTTATCGATGAGTTCGCCTTTTGATACTTCTACGCGCATTTTTAAATTTACTATAGTTATCTTTAATACATAAAAGAAATTACATTATAAAGTTTTTACAATCAGATTAGAGAATCGTAAAAGTTTTTTCCATCGGGTGAAACATAATTACCATCTTCCCATCTATTATCCTGTTTATCAATAGACTTTATGTGCCAAAGTGCGATACTTGGTTCGGGATTTAAAGCGAGTGGTTTATTCGCACCAATGATATTTTCGTGTAGCTTATTTCCGTAGTATATCTTCTCGTCATTTTTGAAGATTCTCCCTTGATAATCAGGCCAATTAATCCAATCCACTTCATTCATATTGAAATTGTGTTTATCTAACCATTCTCGTGTACATCCGGGGTGAATGTTAATTCTAGGAATGGCGATCAGGTCACATTTTGTTTCCTCAATCATACCCTTGAGTCCTTTGATAAGTTTTTCTTTAGGCATCTCATCTGGATCAATCACAAATATATAATCACCCTTACATTGCTTTATGTGAAAGTTTCTATGGGATGCAAAATCTCCGTCAAATTCTCTCTCATATGTAACTATATAATCTTTAAAATGTTCCAATACGCGCAACACTTGTGATGTGACATGAGCGGTGTCCACTAAAACATTAATTTCATCTTCGGTATCCTTTGTTCTTTTTAAAAATGAAATGAGCGAATACAAATCTTTTGATTCATTACACACAGTGATAGCATAAGATAATTTCATTAATATTAAAGATTAAGA